TTAGGCCTTGTGCCGCGCGACACCGAGGCTGTCCGTCTTGAGAGACATCTTGATGAAGGTGCGTCGTTCGACTTTCGCATAGCGAGTCGGGACGCGCCGCTTGAGATGATAGGTCGCCCCCCGGAGATAGCCGGGCATGCTTGGGCTCCTTTTGGAAGGAGATGCCACGAAAAGACATGGCGCGCTATGCCGCCTGCCAGTGATGCGAAATGTGGTGCAAAACGTAGTGCAAAATCAGCACCGCTAGGCGCCAGGGCCGACACGCTTCCGGAGAAGCCACCTTGTTTCCAAGGACTTGCGCTATTTTCATTTTGGGAGAAGTGGCAGCCCGTAGGGGCAGCCAAGAGCGCAACAAAGTCAAAGGCTTGGACTGCCCAACCCACATAGCTGCGGGCATTGAAATCATTGGCGAAATTTCAGGTCTGACCAACCTCAAAACCGTATCCGACGCAAACGAAAACCCCGGCGCGCTGGCGGGCGCAACCGGGGCTAAAGACGTTGTCGAAAGCGTCAAGTCGTGGCCGATTCATACCCCCAAACCCCGCTCTAGCGCAAGCCATGAGGTGCATCATGGCTAAGGCTTGGCGCTATGAATGGGCGGCGCACGTTCGCGCGTGTCGCGCCCTATCTTCGACCGCAAGGCTAGTCGCCCAGGTGCTGGCCCTGGACTTTGCCAACGGGGACACAGGGCAATGCAACCCATCCCGCTCGACCTTGGCCGATCACCTTGGCATGTCCCTGGACACGATCAAGCGCAGTCTGGCGGAATTGGAGCGTGAGGGCTGGCTTGCCAAGGTGGCAGGCCGTGGCAGGGGCAAGAAATCGAGCTTCACTTTCCTCTCGCCCGGAAAGGTTGTGCGAATGCCGGTAGCGGCCCAGACGCAAGCCGCCGAACGCCCCGTTCCAAGGCCACATGCCTCCCCCGAAAAAGGGGGCAAATCTGCACCCGATTGCACAGCGAAAAAGGGGGCAAATCTGCGTGGAAAAGGGTGCAAATCTGCCCCCTCCTATAATAATGATAGGAACCTTGTAAGAACCATAGGCGCGCAGGTGCGCGCTTGGCGCTCGCATACCTTCCTCGGAAGGAACTATCCCGGCCCTTCCCTGGTCAGAGAAGACAACTGGCAGGCGACAAGCGCATGGGGACGGTGGCTTCAGGCCAACGGCTACCCGCCGTTGCGAAACTTCCCGATCGTGAGCGACGAAAGAAAAGGCACGTTCTTTCACCTGCCGTCTAACCTCCCCCCTTCGTGCCCGGAGACCGAGCGCGAGGCCCGCGAATACTTCAATTCGCTCCTGGACGGGGAGGCGGCACGCCATGCAGCGCAGTAACGCCGCCACGCGCCGCCTCCAAATTCTGGAGACGGACACCCGCGAAGCGCTGGCCTCACTGGCCGGACGGGTTCACCGGCTTTGCCCGGATCACCGCGACCCTCACCGCTTCCACGAAGAGAAATCGGAAATCGCCAATGAGCTGGCGCAACTCGCAAGGAAAGCACGATGAAACTGACCATCACGGCCACCGACCTGGGGGAGATCGTCAAGCGCGATATCGAGATGCTGGATCGCACGCACATGGCGGTCATGGATGATATCGCCAAGGAAATCAAAGAGGACTGGCGCGACGATATCCGATCCGCAGGATTGGGGAACCGACTTGCCAATACCGTCCGGTCGAGACGCTACCCGACACACACGCATAGCTCGGACCCGGCGGCGCTGATCTGGACCAACGCCGACGATATCCTGGCATCCTTCGAAGAGGGCGCGCTCATCCGCTCGCAGCACGGTTTCTTTCTCGCCATTCCGTTGCCAGCGGCAGGCAATCGGCGAGGTGGTGGCCGAGTCACGCCCGAATTCATCGAGCGGCGCCTTGGCACGAAACTGCGCTATGTCCACCGCCCCGGAATGCCTGCCCTGCTGGTCGCCGATGAGCGGCTCAGCAAGAGCGGGCTGGCCGTCAAGTCCCGGTCAAAGACGGGGCGCAACCGGGCCAGCGTTCCCGTCTTCGTCCTGCTGCCACAGGTGAAGCTGCGCAAGCGCCTCAGTCTCTTCGACCGGGCGAACGCCATTGCCGACACCATCCCCCATCGCATCGACGTGCTGTGGCGGTGAGCGGGTCCTTCCGACGCCAAGCGTATACGGGTGGTCGAGGCCCGCAGTTTTAGCCTTTGCAAATAAAATCAAGGGGATAAAGAATGAGACTGCTAAAAGAGCTGCCCCTTTTGGGTGACGATGGGACGTACCGGATCGGAGGGTCCGACCTCTGCGACCTCCTGCGTATCTCCCCCGCTGCCCTGACCGGCCTGGTCAAGCGCGACCTCGCCGTCAAGCTGGGACATGACGCCTACGACCTCACCGAGACCGTGGGCCGCTACGTCGAACACCTGCGCGGCGTGGCATCCGGGCGCGGCGACGAAGGCCAGGTCCTGACCCTCACCGGCGAACGCGCGCGGCTGGCCCGCGAGCAGGCCGACGCCCAGGCGCTGAAGAACGCCAAGCTGCGCGGCGAGCTGGTGGAGGCATCCGAGGTCGAGCGTACCTGGTCGGACACGCTGCGCCAGATGCGCGCCCGCCTCATGGCGATCCCGTCGCGCCTGCGGGCCGACCTGCCCAGCCTCGACCCCGACGCCCTGACCGCGCTGGACCGGGCGCTGCGCGACACACTCACGGAGCTGGCCGACAATGCCGACTGACCATTTCACCACTATGTCCGCCGACCTCTTCGACGGCCCCCTTGGACTTGATGCAACCTACACACCCGCGTGGGGATCACCCGTTTCCCTGCGCGTCATTCCCGACCTCTCCGATGTGAATGCCAGCATCGGCTTTGCCGACTTCCATTCGACGGCTGGCCGGTTCCTCCTGCTGGTCTCTGACGTCGCAGACCCTGCCGCAGGCGATGTGCTGACGCTGGACGGGAACACCTACACGGTGCAGGGCCAGCCCATGCGGGACGCCAGGCGCAACACCTGGGCAATCGAGGCGCGACCCGATGGAGATTGAGACCGTCCGCGCACGCGCCCTGCGCGCCCTGATCCCGCCGCCGCGCCTGCGCCTGTCCGACTGGATCGAGGGCAACGTGATCCTGCCCGAAGGCGTCAGCGCCCAGCCCGGCCCCGTCCGCCTCTGGCCCTTCCAGCGCGAGATTGCCGACACCATCGGCGCCCCGGAGGTCGAGCGTGTGACGCTGGTCAAGCCGGTGCGCGTGGGCTTCACAACGCTGCTGACCTCTGCCGCCGCGGCCTATGTCGCCAACGACCCGGCGCCCATTCTCTGCCTGCTGCCCGCCGAGGCCGATTGCCGCGACTACATGGTCAGCGACGTTGAACCGATCTTCTCAGCCTCGACCGCCGTTGCCGACGCCCTGGGCGAAGACCGCGAGGAAGGCGAACGCAACACGCTGCTGTCCCGGCGCTTCCCCGGCGGTTCGCTGAAAGTGGTCGCGGCCAGGGCGCCCCGCAACCTGCGCCGCCATAACGTCCGCGTCCTGTTCATCGACGAGGCGGACGGCATGGAAGCCACCGCCGAAGGCTCTCCGATCCTGCTGGCCGAACGCCGCACCCTGTCCTTCCCGGACCGCAAGATCGTCCTGGGCAGCACGCCCGTACATCAAGAGACTAGCCATGTCCTGCGGGCCTACGCCCAGTCCGACGCGCGGATCTTCGAGGTCCCCTGCCCGGCCTGCGGCACCTTTTCAGAGATCCTCTGGGACGCGATCATCTGGGACGAAGGCAAACCCGAGTCGGCGCGATGGTGCTGCCCGCATTGCCGCGCTGAGATTGAGGAACGGCACAAGCCGGCAATGGTCGCGGGCGGCGCGTGGCGGGCCACACAGCCGCATGTGCAGGGGCACGCGGGGTTTCGCCTCAATGCCCTGGTTAGCCTTCACACGAACGCCTCCTGGGCGCGGCTGGCGCGGGAATTCATCGGGGCCAAGGACGATCCCACCACCTTGCAGACCTTTGTCAACACGATCCTGGGCCAGGGCTGGCGCGGCGAAGGCGACGAGCTGGACGACGAGGCGCTGGCAGAGCGGGCCGAGGACTGGGGCCTTGAGGCGGTGCCGCCCGAGGTTCTGGCCCTGACGGCGGGCTGCGACGTCCAGCATGACCGGATCGAGGCCACGTTCATCGGCTGGGCCGAGGACGGCACCGCTTTTGTCCTGGGGCATCGGATCGTCTGGGGCGCCTGGGACGATGAGGGCACCTGGTCAGAGCTGGACCAACTGCTGAAACAGTCCTTCCCGCACGCCCTGGGCGGGCGGATCACGCTGGACGCCGCCGCGATCGACGCGGGCGACGGCACCACCATGCACGCGGTCACGGGCTTTGCCATGCCCAGAACCCGGCGCAAGGTGCTGGCGATCAAGGGGGCACCGGGCAACCGTCCGCTGATCGAGCGCGCGGGATCGAAGACCAAGACCGGCGCCCGGCTGTGGATCGTCGGCGTGGACACCGGCAAGACGCTGATCTTTGGCCGGTTGACACGCGGCAACACCATCCGCCTGTCCGGCGATCTGCCCCGCGTCTGGCACGAGCAACTGGCAAGCGAACGGGTGGTTATGAGCTATCTCCGGGGCCAGCCGGTGCGGCGGTTCGAACGTATCCCAGGACGCCGGGCCGAGGCGCTGGATTGCACCGTCTACGGCTTTGCTGCGCGGCAGATCATCAACCCCGATTGGGAACGCAGGCGGGCCGAGCTGGCTCAGGCCAAGGTGCAGCCGCGCCGAACGGCCCCGGTGCTGCAATCGGAATGGATGAAGAGGTGAGAGCAGAAACACCTTGGCAGCCCGGTTTCAAAGAGCTGAGACGCATCAAGGTTTGCGGTTCCAGCGTACGTGCTCGCTTGAGCTTGGTGTTGAACACAAAAAAAATTACCCCGCAGAAAGCGGGGTAATCACTTCAAGCGTGCTTCGAAGGAAAGCTATGCCGCCTGCTTCACAGCGTTCTGCCGCCCTTGATTCGTTCCGAAGAACTCGGAGCGCTTCACGAAATCGAAGCCTATTTTGTGCATTGCGGCCCTCACAGCCATAGATACAGCAGCTTGCTGTTGTTCGAGCTTGGTCATGGTTGCCTCCCAAAAGCTTGGTTGCAGTGTCATCACAAGAATTCTCATAGGTCAATTATACTTTGGAAAGGTAAATCCAAGACCCTTTCATGGCAACAAGGGAGAACGCGGGGTGCCCGCTCAAGGCATCTGTGAAGGCGCCACCGAAGGATTTTTCCGCAGGACTTTTTAGGTGAAATTTGATGTGGTCCGAAGGCATTACGTCGTCCGCAAGCCCCAGCACTCCTGCAAAAACATTTGCAAGGGTCTCAGTGTAAGCCTCAATCGTAATGTCCTCAGAAAAGTCGAAGCGCGGAGCGAGGACAATATGACGCACCCGAAGTACTTTCCCCGTGTACCCCGGCAGCAGCGTCGAATTGGCCTGACATACCACGTCCACCTTGCCGTCACTCATGAGACCGTAAACCGCAGCGTCACGCCGCGGCGCTGCGCGGGCCAATTCCGCAAGAACAGGCAAGGAGGCTACGGCATAATCACCGAAGTCCTCTTCAAACGAGCTGCACTCTTCTTCCCACTCCAAGACCAGTTTGTCCCAGCCTTCTCCAGTTATTCGTTCAAGCAAATCTAGCTCCTGTACTTCAACCTTACGCCAGCACCGCCACCGTTCTCCGCGATGAACTCCACTCCGGCGGTTTCGAGAGCGGCACGGATCGCCTCAGCGGTATCGACTCGACCTCCGAGAGGTCCGGTCGCAGACTCCAGACGCTTGATCGTCGGGATGGATACTCCTGATGCATCGGCAAGATCGTTTTGAGACCAGCGCAGCAGCGCGCGAGCCGCCTTCACTTGCTCAATTGATACTTTTGGTATTGACACCCATCAAGCCCCTGTGTTGATACTTTTGGCATCATATCAATTCAGGAGACCCTGACAATGCCCAATGACCCCGCCTGCGGGACCGGCCCCGCTATATCCGATCTCTACGATCTCTGCTCGAACGCCGAAAGCCTCATCTATTCCGCCTACCTCCTGGGAGGAGCGCTGGACGCCTTGACCTTGAAGAACACGCCGCCCGTGCTGTTCCTGTTGAACGAAGCCCGCTGTGCGCTCCGCAACTTGAGCGACGAACTGTCCGAACTGGAACGCCGCACCAAGCATGGACGGATCAAGCTATGCCAATGACCAGCGTGCAAGAGGGCTTTCGCACCATCTACGGCCCCAACCAGATCGGCCCGGAAAACAAGGCCTACCAGATTGCCAACCTCGCCAAGGCCGGGCTGGCCGCCTCTGACAGCCTGGTCAACCTTCAGGACGTGCCCGGCACCCTGGGCAGCGTCTTCGAGGTGATCGCGCAGCTTTGCGAGGAACTGGCGCGGGATGTGGAGTAGACCAAAAGTGTTCACTTGACCACAAACGGACCATCCGGCAAGATGTGGTCAAGTGAACACACAACTTGTCAGGAGACAATGATGAAACTTGCGGCCCTCCTTTACTGCACGGACTTGGATCGGCATCGGTTCAATACGCTACGTCGCCGCGAACAACTGCCGATCATCAAAGGCTCTGCCGACGATGCCGATTCTCGCCAGTCCAACTATTCGCTGGATGACGCGTTCCGCCTGCGCTTGTTTCTCGATCTGATCGGGCAGGGCGAAACTGAAAATGCCTCGATCACCCCGACCGATGCCTGCAATATTGTCGTTAACGTCATGATGATGGAACGCAGCAAAGGCCAGCCTCACCCGCTTGACATGCTGGTTAAGGAAGAACTCTGGGCTGGCGTTGTCGTTTTCGAGGAAGGCCACTTCCTCGACCAAGGCGAAATTCTTCGCTTCTCGCAATGGTACGGGGGCGCTCTTCCGGACGTCCATAAGAAAGTTGGGCAAGTAATCAGCCACACGGGCCGCTCGACACGCGCCGTGCGTGTTGTTCTGGCCAACGCCACGCGCGCCGCAAATTTCGTCCGCCAAAAGGCCGTCGCCCTAGGCATTTCTGAGGCCTACGACCTCTACGAGGAGTGGCCCGATTGAAACCACTCATCGGAATAAAGCGCTCAGTCGGTCGTCAGCTGACGCGCTTTCTCCGCCGTTCCGGCATCGAGTCCGGCGGCGGTGGGCGGCGCTGGCAGGGATCGCCAGTCCTGGGAGCGCCGCAGAATTCCACGCTGGCCGCGCGCGGCCTGACCGCGCAGCGCGCGGGTGCCGCATCGGTCAACACGCCGCACGGCGCCCGCATTGTCGAGACCTGGACCGCCGCCCTGATCGGCAAGGGATGGCAGGCCCGGTCGCGGCACCCCGACCCCGAGGTCGCGCGCCCGCTGAATGCCAGCTTCGAGGCCCTTACAGGCCCGGTTCTGGTCCCCCTCTGCCGATCCCTGGTCCGCGACGGCGAAGCCTTTGTCCGCCTGCGCCTGACCGAGGACGGCGCCCTGCGGCTGCAGCTCCTGCCGGTCGAGCAGATCGACCCCTCCGTCAACCGCGACCTGGGCGGCGGTGGCCGGATCGTCGCGGGCATCGAATTCGACGCCCAGGACGAGGTTGTCGCCTATCACGTCCTGCCCGAGGCACCGGGCACGCCCTTTGTCACCTATGACGCCCCGGTGCGCGTCCCTGCGCGCGACATGCTGCACGTCTTCGACCCGCTCTTCCCCGGCCAGGTGCGCGGCCTGTCGTGGCTCTCCCCCGTCCTGCTGAAACTGCGCGACCGGGACGAGGCATCCGACGCCCTGCTGATGCAGCTCAAGACGGCTTCGCTGCTGACCGGCTACGTCCGCGACCCTGACGGCACATTTGCCGGTTTCGACGGCACGCAGGACGGCAGCACCTTGAACGTGGCGCTGGAACCCGGCGCCATGCGCATCCTGCCCCCCGGCGCGGACGTGACCTTTTCGAACCCCGGCAGCGGCCTGTCCCAGGCTGTCGAATTCATGCGCAGCCAGGACCGCGAAGTCGCGGCGGGCGCGGGCCTGACCTTCGAGCAACTGACCGGCGATCTGTCCGACGCCAACTATTCGAGCGCCCGCGTGGGCCTGCTGGAATTCCGCCGCCGCGCCGAAATGCTGCAACGCCAGCTCATCGAAGGGCAATTCCTTGCCCCGCTCTGGCGGCGCTGGATCGAGATTCGGGCGCTGTCCGGTGAAATTGACGCCCCCCTGCCCGACTATCTGCCGGTGCGCTTCGTCGCCCCCGGATGGCAATGGGTGGACCCCGCCAAGGAAGTGTCTGCGGACGTGGCCGCAATCGAGGCGGGCTTGAAATCCCGCGAAGAGGTGGTCGCGGGCCGTGGCCGCGACATTGACGAACTGGACGAAGAACGCGCCCGCGACCGGGCCGAAGGAGGCCAAGCCGCATGACCATCCATATTCGATCCCTGGCCCCTGCCCCCTCGACCGTAAGTCAGGAAACACGCACCGTCGAAGCCATTGTCTCGACCGGCGCGGACGTCCAGCGGCGGGGATTCATCGAGCGCCTGCCGCTGGGCGGCGCCGATCTGTCCCGCCTGGTCGGCGCCCCCGTCCTGGACGCGCACCGCGCGAATTCGACCCGCGACCAACTGGGCGTGATCGAAGCCGCAGAACAGCGGCCAGAGGGCCTTTGGGTCCGCATCCGGTTCCGCAGCAATGACGCTGCGGCCTCAGTCTTGACCGACATCGCAGACGGGACCCTGCGGGGCCTGTCGATGGGCTACACGGTCGGCGCCTGGAAGGACCAGACCGAAGGCGGACAGCGCATCCGCATCGCAACGCGGTGGACACCGCTAGAGGTGTCCATTGTGCCCGTGCCCGCTGATCCGGGCGCCCACTTCCGAGCAGGAGATACAGGCATGGAAGCAGACGAGCAGACGGCGGAGACCACCGCCACCACCACGGCAACCCGCGCCGAGGTCAACGCGGAAATCCGCCAGATGGCCGAGACGGCGGGCCTGACCCGCGCCTGGGCCGACGCGCAGATCGACGCGGAGGCCACCGCAGAGGATGCCCGCACCGCCGCCTTCGAGGCCATGCGCCAGCGCAGCACACAGACGCAGACGCGCACCACGCGGGCGCAGATCGGCACCGACAACACCGACCCCGCCGTGATCGCCACGCGGGCCGGTGAGGCGCTTTTTGCGCGGTCGCACCCGGATCACGAAATCTCGGAACCGGCTCGCGCCTGGGCGGGCATGACGACCCTCGACCTTGCCCGCGACTGCCTGCACCGCTCCGGGATGCGCACCACGGGCATGGCGGCGGATACCGTCATCACCCGCGCGTTGCACAGCACCTCGGACTTCTCGCTGATCCTGGGCGATGCGACCGGGCGGGAGTTGCGCCGCGCCTACATGGCCGCGCCGGAAGGCGTTCGCCAACTGGCTCGCCAGACCACGGCCCGCGACTTCCGCGCCAAGCGGGCCCTGCAATTCGGTGAGGGCCCCGAGCTGCAGAAGGTCTTGGAGGGCGGCGAATTCCAGCATGGCACCATCGAGGAATCGCAGGAGACCTACAGCGTCGAAACCTTCGGGCGTATCTTCGCCATTTCCCGGCAGGCGCTCATCAACGACGACCTGGGCGCCTTCTCGCAGATCCCCGCCAAGCTGGGCCGGGCCGCGCGCGCCTTCGAGGTGGCCCAGCTCGCCGCGAAGATCGAGGCCAACCCCGCGATGGCGGACAGCACCGCTGTTTTCCACGCGGACCACGCCAACCTTGCCGGGTCGGGCGCCGCGATCTCGGAGACGACGCTTGCAGCGGCGCGCCTAGCTATGCGCAAGCAAACCGGCATCGGAGACGAAGCAATCGACGTGACCCCGCGTTTTGTCCTGGTCCCGCCGGATGAGGAAACCACCGCCGAAAAGGTCCTGGCACAGATTGCCGCCACCAAGACGGCGGACGTCAACCCGTTCGAGAACCTGACGCTGGTCACGGACGTGCGCCTGACAGACACCGCCGCCTGGTACGTCGCAGCGGACCCGGCCAGCATCGACGGGCTGGAATACGCCTACCTCGAAGGCTCCCCCGGCCCGCAGATCGAGACCAAGCAGGGCTTCGAGGTCGACGGCGTACAAATGAAAGTCCGCCTCGATTTCGGATGTGGCTGGGTCGACTATCGCGGCTGGTACAAGAACGCGGGCGCCTGATGGCCGTCGATGTGACCGAACTGGAAACGCTGCGGGACAAGCTGGTCATGGCCCGCGCCCGTGGCGTCCGAAAGACGGAGCTTGGCGACCAGTCCGTCGAATACCGATCCGACTCCGAAATCGCCGCTGCGATTGCGGACCTCGACCGGCGGATCGCTGCGGCGGGATCGTCCCGCCCCGGCACAATCAGTTTCTCCACCTCGAAAGGGCTGTGACATGAAGACGTTTCTTTCTGACGGCATCAACGTGACCGTGGCGGCGCCCGCGGCGAAATCCTCTGGCGACGGCGTGCTGGTCGGTTCCATCTTTGGCGTGGCGATCACCGATGCCGCGAACGGCGCCGATGTGGCGATCCGCACCACGGGCGTGGTGACGCTGCCCAAGATCGGTTCCCAGGCGTGGAGCGTAGGCGACAAGGTTTACTGGGACGATGGCAACGACCGCTGCACCAGCACCGCCGCAGACGGCGACCAGCTGATCGGCACCGCCACCGAAGCCGTGGGCAGCGGCGCGGACGCGACCACCGGAACCCTGCGCCTGACAGGCACGCAGCTTTTGCAGGCGGCGAACGTGGCGGACGCATCGGCCGGCAGCGCGGCCGAAATCAACGCGCTTCGCGATGCCCTTGTCAACGCCGGCCTGATGGCCGCAAGCTGAGGCGGGACGATGGCAAACCAACCGGCCAAGATCAAACAAGCAGAACTGACACGCTACGTCGCTGGGGTGGTCAAGGCCGGTGTCACCATCGGCAAAATCAGCATCGCGCCAAACGGGACAATTACCATTGTCCCGGCTGGCTCTCCAAGCGACGATTCCGCCAACCCTTGTGACCGTTTGCTTGATTGATGACACGACGCAAGAACCCATATCCCGGCGTTTCCCGCGTGACCGACCGGCACGGCAAGGTGAGGTGGCGCTTCCGCCGAAAGGGCTTTTCCTGCTACTTGACCGGCCCTTATGGCTCTGCCGAATTTCGCGCTGCCTACGAGGCAGCAGTTGACGAGGTGAGGACACCCGCCAGCTATTCAACCGCGCCGCATGGCTCGCTGGCATGGCTGATTGAGCACTACCTTCGCTCCCCTAAACACATGAACAAATCCGAAGCGACGCGGCGCGTCCTGCATCGCGAATTGGACTGGCTGCGCTCTACTGCGGGCGATCTGCCAGTCGCCTGTTTTCGCGTCCGCCACATCGAGGCGCTGATGGCAAAGAAGCCCGGCCCGGCAGCGGCGAACAAAGTCCGCAAGAACCTTTCCATGCTCTTTACCTACGCGATCAAGCAGGAGGTCGAAGGCGTGACTACAAATCCCGCGCGCGCCGCTGACCGCATGACCGAAGGGGAAGATGGCTTTCACACCTGGACCGAAGCGGAAATGGCACGGTTCCTAGATCACCACGGGCCAGGCACCAAGGCGCGCCTTGTGTTCCTTCTGGCGCTCAACACAGGTGCTGCGCGTGCCGATCTGTCCCGCATGACATGGGGCAACATCCGGGGCGGGAAGATCGCCTACAAGCGCGGGAAAACAGGTGTCGGCGGTGAATACACGATCTTGCCGGAACTGGCCGAAGAACTTGCGCGCCTTCCGGGCGACGTGCTGGTGCTGATTCATCACGGCAAGGGCCTACCCTATAAACCCGAGACTCTGGGAAACTGGTTCAAAGACCAATGCAAGGCGGCGGGCCTTTCCCATTGCAGCCTTCACGGCATCCGCAAGGGCCAAGCGACTCGGATCGTCAATGAAGGCGGCTCGCCCGATGAAGTCATGGCCTACCTTGCGCACAAGACCAATGCCGAGGGCGCAACCTACACGAAAAAGGCAGATCGAGGGCGGCTGGCTGATAGCGGTCTATCCCGCCTGACAGGCGCCCCAATTGTCCAACCTATCGGAAAGGTTGGACAATCAACCCCGAAAAACGGAAGGAAATCAAAATGATAGAGAAGGAAGTGGCAGCCCGTAGGGGAATCGAACCCCTCTTTCCAGGTTGAAAACCTGGCGTCCTAACCGATAGACGAACGGGCCACTCTGGTCTGCTGCGGCGCTGTCTGTGTGACCATCGCTGCGGCGTGAGCCGGGTTCTATGAAAAGCGCGCGGTGCTTGCAAGCACAAAATTCAGAAATTTTCGCGGCCCCGAAACAAAGTCGAAAAGCCCCCCTTTTCAGCCCTGAAAAGAGGCCGGCGCAGCGTCGTCGAGGCGCATCTGTACCGTCGACCGTCCCTGCCAGAAATTCACGTCCAGCTTGCCCGCAAGGTGGAATCGGCCCCCCTTATGGCCCTCCAGCGCCGGCCCCAGCGGCCCGTCGAAGGCCGAGAAGAGAATCGCGTCCAGAGAGGCCCCCAACCCGTCAGAGACCGTCAGCTTCAGGTGTCCCTTCCCGACCCGGCGCGCGTAGCGGATCTGCATGTCGGGCAGCACGAATCGCGGCCCCGGCACCGCCGCGCCAAAGGGCCCGGCGCGTTCCAGTTGTTCGACCAGCTCCACGCTGGCCGCGCCCGGCATCAGCAGACCGTCAACGCGCAGGTCGGCGGCACCGCCCTGCCCCGCCCCCTGCTGCTCCAACAGCTCGGAGAGGCGTGCCATCGCCGGTTCCAGCTGGTCGCGCAGCACCGTCAGTCCGGCGGCCATCTTGTGCCCGCCGCCCTTGAGCAGCAGCCCCTCGGCGGCCAGCTTCTGGATCGCCGCGCCAAGATCGACACCGGGCACCGACCGGCCAGATCCCTTGCCCTCGTCCCCTTCGAAACCGATCACGATGGAGGGCCTGTTGGTCTGTTCCTTGAGGCGCGAGGCGACGATGCCGACGACGCCGGGATGCCAGCCGTCCTCCGCCGCCCAGACCAGCGGCGCCTCCAGCCCGCGCGCTTCGGCCTGCGCCAGCGCGGCCTCGCGGACACTGGCCTCGATCTCGCGCCGTTCGGTGTTGAGCTGGTCCAGGCGTTCGGCCATCGCCTGTGCCTCCGACGGGTTGTCACAGGCCAGCAGCCGCGCCCCGAGATCCGCCTTGCCGATCCGCCCGCCCGCGTTCACGCGCGGCCCCATGACATAGCCCAGGTGATAAGCGGCGGGCGCCCGTTCCAGCCGCGCCACGTCCGACAGTGCCACAAGGCCCGGACGGGCCCGGCCCGCCATGACCCTCAGCCCTTGGTGCACGAAGGCCCGGTTGACACCTTTCAGGGGCGCCACGTCGGCCACCGTGGCCAGCGCCACCAGGTCCAGCGCCGCCATGAGATCGGGCCCCTTGGCCCCGGCCTCGCGCAACTGGCGCCCGGCCTCGACCAGCATCAGGAAGACCACCGCCGCCGCGCAGAGATGCGCCAGCGCGCCATCCTCGTCCTGGCGGTTGGGGTTCACCACGGCCACGCAATCGGGCAGCGTCTCACCCCCCAGGTGGTGGTCCAGTACCACGACATCCGCCGCGCCCTTGGCCGCGGCAATGGGTTCATGCGAAAGCGTGCCGCAATCGACGCAGATGATCAGGTCATGTTCGGCGGCCAACGCCTGCATGGCAGGCACATTGGGGCCATAGCCCTCGTCGATCCGGTCAGGGACATAAAGCGTCGCCTGCCGGCCCATCTGCCGCAGCCAGTCCAGCAGCAGTGCCGCGGAACTGCCCCCGTCCACGTCGTAATCGGCAAAGACGGCGATCCGTTCGCGATCTCGCACAGCCTGCAGGAACCGCTCCGAAGCGCGCTTCATGTCCTTGAGCGATCGCGGATCCGGCAGTAGTTCGCGCAGTTTGGGCGCCAGGTAGGACTCGGCCTCCTCGGCGCCGACGCCCAACCGGGCCAGCACGGCGCAAAGCGCGTGATTCAACCCGGTGCGCTGCACCAGCGCCTCGGCCTGCCGGGTCTCCTCGGGGCCGGGACCGACCCAGCGCCGCCCGGTCAGACTGCTTTCGACCCCCAGATAAGACAA